TGAACTTCCTATTGATGACGAATCATTAGAGGAAGATAAAGCTCAACAAATGCCTGTCGGGACTGAGGCTGACTCAGTTAAGTCCGTAGACAAAGCTGAAGATGGTGTAAAGAAGCAAGCATCCGCTCGTAAAGGCGATAAGTTGTCTGCTAAAGACGAACCATCTGGTAAGCCGTCACCTAAGACGAAAGCAGGAATTATCAATGCTATGTTCACTAAGATGAACGGAATGAAAACTGCAGAACTTGGAAAAATGTATTCTTCGTATCACGAAGATGTAGATTTAGAAGAGCTCGAAGAAATCGAAGAAACTTCTTACGATTTCGATGCAGACCTCAAAGCATTGGTTGAATCAGAAGCAACTCTTTCTGATGAATTCAAAGCAAAAACTGCAATCATCTTTGAAACTGCTATTAAATCCAAAATTGCGGGGGAAGTTTCCCGTTTGGAAGATGAGTATCAACAAAAACTTGACGAAGAACTTTCTGCTCAGTCAGAAGAACTCATCGAGAAAGTTGATAACTACCTCAACTATGTTGTTGAAACTTGGATGGAAGAGAATAAACTCGCTGTGGAGACTGGTCTTCGCACTGAGATCGCTGAAGGTTTTATGAACTCGTTGAAAGACTTGTTCGTTGAATCTTACATCGATGTTCCCGAATCTAAAGTCGACCTAGTTGACGAACTTGCTGCATCAGTCGAAGAGTTGGAAGAAAAACTCAACGATCAGACTGGTTCAGTAATCGAAATGACTCAAATGTTGGAAGCATATCAGCGCGAATCAATCGTTCGCGAGCATTCACGCGATCTTGCTGACACTCAAGTAGAAAAATTAATGTCATTAGTTTCTTCTCTTGATTTTGAAGACGAAGAGTCTTTTACTCATAAAGTAATGACTGTTAAAGAGTCTTACTTTAAAAACGAGGAAGTGTCTTCTGATCAAGAAGAAATTTCTGAAGATTTAGATGCCGATCAAGTTATTCAAACTTCTACTTTGATGGATCAGTATCTAGCAACGATTAGAAAAACTCAAAAATAGGAGTATATAAATGCAAATTTCATACGACAAATTAGTCGAGAAGTGGGCACCTGTACTTAACGAAGAAAGCGCTGGAGCAATCCAGGACTCTCATCGTCGTGCAGTAACCGCAGCTGTTCTCGAAAACCAAGAGCGTGCTTTCGCTGAAGAGCGTGGCATGCTTTCTGAAATCTCTAACGGTAATGCTTTTGCTAACACTGCCGCTGGCGCTAACTCAGTAACTGGCGGTGTTGGTTCTGATGGTGCTGGTTGGGATCCTGTACTTATCGCTCTCGTTCGTCGCGCAATGCCTAACTTGATGGCATACGACGTTTGTGGCGTACAACCTATGACTGGTCCTACTGGCCTGATCTTCGCTATGAAGTCAGTTCATAAGTCTACTCGTGGTGGCGCTACTACTGATACAGAAGCGTTGTTCGTTGAACCTCATGTACCGTTCTCAGGCGACTCATCATTAAGCATGGATTCGCTCAATGCTGCTGGTAACCGTGGACCTTCTGGTCTTGCTGGTACTTTGGACGGCGACGCTGACGGAACAATCATTGACTCACAGGGTCAACATGTTCCTGGCGGTCTTTCTGGTGGCACTGCTTCAGCAGGTATGCCAACGCAAGACGCGGAATCTTTGGGTACTGACGTTGGTTCAGCGTTTGGAGAAATGGGTTTCACGATCGAGAAAGCAACCGTAACGGCTCGCTCTCGTGCGCTGAAAGCAGAATACACCTTAGAATTGGCACAAGACTTGAAAGCGATTCATGGTCTTGACGCTGAAACTGAGTTGGCAAACATTCTGTCTACAGAAATCCTCGCTGAAATCAACCGTGAGGTTATTCGTACTATCAATGCTCAAGCGAAAATTGGCGCTCTTCAAGGCAACGTGGGTACCAAAGGTATCTTTGATCTGTCTACTGACGCTGATGGTCGTTGGTCAGTTGAGAAGTTCAAAGGTCTGATGGTTCAGATCGAGCGTGAGCAAAACGTAATCGCTAAAGAAACTCGTCGTGGTAAGGGTAACGTGGTCATCTGTTCTTCAGATGTTGCTACTGCTCTTAACGCTGCTGGTATGCTCGATTACACTCCTGCTCTTGCTGCTAACTTAGCAGTAGACGATACGGGCAACACCTTTGCAGGTGTATTGAACGGTCGTACTCGCGTATACATCGACCCCTATGCGGTTCGTGACTACGTAACTGTAGGTTATAAAGGTACTAACCCCTATGATGCTGGTGTGTTCTACTGCCCTTACGTCCCTCTCCAGATGGTACGTGCGGTTGGTGAGAATGATTTCCAACCTCGCATCGGGTTTAAGACTCGTTATGGAATGGCGTCTAACCCATTCGTAGGTGCTGCACCTGCTAACGGTCTTGCTGCAAATCGTACTAACCAGTACTATCGTATCTTCGCTGTTGACGGGATCCTCGACAACGGTTTATAAGATATAGAATAAAAACAATAAAATGTTTTAGGGCACCTACGGGTGCCCTTTTTTTAATATAAATAAAAGTATGGCAGAACAAGTAGACAATATAAATTACTTACAACCGAATGGTTTTAAAGTAACTATTTCCCGCGAGAACTATGCTGCGGCGCAATATTTTGCGCAATCTATCTCACATCCTAATGTCGACGCACAGGCAGCAGAGACTCCTTATAAAAGAATTAATGTTCCGATGCTTCCAGACAAATTAGACTATGGTACGCTTACTATAGATTTTCTAATGAACGAAGACATGCAAAATTATATCGAGATTTATAATTGGTTAACAAGAATGGTGGAAGAAGAACATAATATGGGTTCAGTACGTTTCAATAGAAACAGTACTGTTGGCGGTTCAGGTCCAGACAACTCTGCTATAACATCATACAATGATATCGTGATTGACATATTAACTAGTCAAAATAATATTAACAAATCAATCAAATATATTAATGCTTTCCCTGTTTCTTTAAGCAACATTGAACTTAACGCAACTTCCGCTGGCGATTACATTACGTTTCCCGTAACTTTTAGGTTTGACTATTTTACAATCAATTAGTAATATAGTATAATTATATAATGAATTTAGAAAATATCCTCAAAGAGTGGCAGACTGACTGCCGTATAGATCCGACATCTATCGACGAATCTTCTCGTGTTACACCCGAACTGCACGCAAAATATTTGTCTATGTTGTCTAATGCTAAACTACGACTAAAGAAGTTAGAGTTTCGACAAAAAGATTTAATGAAACAAAAGTGGTTGTGGTATAATGGCAAACTCTCGCAAGAAGAAGTTGAAGAGTTAGGGTGGGACCCTGATCCTTTCAATGGTTTAAAAATATTAAAAGGCGAGATGGAACATTACGTAGAAGCAGATCCTGAACTGCAAGACAGCGAAGCAAAGATAGAATATATAAAATCAGTGATCGATACTTTAAAAGAAATAATCGAAAATTTAAAATGGCGTCACCAAACCATTAAAAACATTATAGAATACAAGAAGTTTGAAGCGGGTTTTTAGTGAGAGAAATTATACAACTCAGATTAAAAAACTATGCGATGCTAGAAGTCAATTGTTCTACTAGCGTTGCAGGCGAGTTGTCAGATTATTTTTGTTTTTTTGTTCCTGGTTATAAATTTATGCCTGCATACAAACGCAAAGTTTGGGACGGCAAGATTAGAATGTTTAACAAGATGAACGGCGAAATAAATGCTGGTCTTTATTGGAAAATTAAAAAGTTTGCGGCAGAACGCGGATACGGTATTTCTTTAAAGGAAACACCATACGGTTTAATTAATGACCAAGTGGAATTAAATCACCTTAACTTTCTGACATGGATGTCGAAACTTGGGTTGCCGTTTTTACCTAGAGACTACCAGTATGATGCTATAACGCACGCCATAGAAAACAAAAGATCCGTTCTAGTTTCTCCTACGGGATCAGGTAAATCTTTTATAATTTATTTGTTGATGCGATGGTATTTGCAAAATCGCGATCAAAAAGTTTTAGTCGTGGTTCCTACCACTGGTCTTGTAGAACAGATGTATAATGATTTTAAAGACTATGGATATGATGTTGAAGAAAATTGTCACCTCATTTATTCAGGCAAAGATAAAGACACTGATAAAAGGGTTATCATAACCACTTGGCAATCAATCCATAGATTGGGTCAAAAATGGTTTCTAGATTTTGGGTGTATTTTTGGTGACGAGTGTCATGGGTTTAAAGCAAAATCATTATCAAGTATAATGAATAAATCAATACGTGCTGAGTTCAGGTTTGGAACAACAGGTACGTTAGATGGTTCAGACGTTAATAAACTTTTACTTGAAGGATTGTTTGGACCTGTAGAAAAAGTTACAACAACTGCTGCGTTGCAAAAAGAAAATACTCTTGCAAAATTATCTATAGATATAATACAACTTCAATATGCTAAAGAAATTAGAGAGAAACTTAAAGATGCAAAGTATCATGAAGAAATTGATTTTTTGGTTTCATGCGAGACCAGGAACCGCTTCATTCGTAATTTGTGCTGCAGTCTTGATGGCAATACACTTGTCCTGTTTAACCTAGTTGAAAAACATGGAAAAGTTTTAAGAGATTTGATAGAAAATAAATTAGATGATGGGCGAAGGTTATTTTATGTGTCAGGCGAAGTTAAAACAGCAGACAGAGAATCAGTTAGAAAAATTGTTGAAAAACAAAGTAACGCAATTGTTCTTGCGTCTTTAGGAACCTTCAGTACTGGTATCAATATTCGGAATATACATAATATCATATTCGCTAGTCCTTCTAAATCACAAATCCGCGTTCTCCAGTCAATCGGAAGAGGACTACGAATGTCAGATGATGGTAGAACAACAAGACTGTATGATATCGCAGATGATTTACGAATCAACGGAAAACCGAATTTTACGCTCCGACACAGTGCCGAGCGAATAAAAATTTATGAAAATGAAATGTTTAATTATAAAATGAATGCTGTGCAAATCTAATATACTCTGACTCCTGCACAACGTTCTTTTATTATACTAAAAAATTTATACAATGTAAAGGTTAAATTATGGAAAGAAAACCACATTATGTAAACAACGCCCAATTTTCACAGGCTGTTGTCGATTATGTAACAGAACTAAACGTATCAAAAAACAATAATCAGAGCAAACCTATTGTGCCAAATTATGTTGCTGAATGTTTTTTGAAAATTGCTGAAGGGTTATCACACAAAGCAAATTTTGTTCGTTACACTTATCGAGAAGAAATGGTAATGGACGCAGTAGAGAACTGTCTTAAAGCAATAGAAAATTATAATCTTGAAACTGCGACTCGCACTGGTAAACCCAATGCCTTTGCGTACTTTACCCAGATCTCTTGGTACGCTTTTCTTAGGCGTATTCAAAAAGAGAAAAAACAACAAGATATTAAATTAAAATTTTTATCAGAAATTGATATAGACCTTTTAGTAAGCGAAGAATTTGATAATAATGCGAACGCTACTTCTTCATTTATCGAAGAATTAAAAAGCAAAATAGATGTTATAAAATTTAAAGATCAGAAAGTAACGGAGTACAAAAAAATTGACAAGAAAAAATATACTAGAAAAAAAGATTCAGATCTTTCTTCGTTCTTTATAAATGAAAATATTAATTCTACAGATTGATATAACTAAAGGTTATATTGAATATAATCATCCTAGTCCTTCCCCTTGGAACAAAAAAGAAAGAATTAGGAGAAATATAGAAAATGTTTTTCAACCCTCTGTACAATCGTGGGCAAAAAAAATGTCTTACGATTATATCAGAATAGATTATCATAATGCAGATTATGTAAAAGCGTTTGGTAATTTATATCGAGAACCTACGCAAGAAACAAAATTAATCGGCGATGACGAACTTCACTGTTTGACTAGGTTTTCATGCCTAGATTTAGATTATGATTATATTTTGTATCTTGATAATGATATCTATGTTCACGATAAATGCGAAGAGTTTCCTTTCAAACCTGGAATTAGCATCTGTAAAGATCAACCTTTTCCAAATAATTATGGAAAGAATTTAAAATCTCTTGCTAAAACTCAAGGTAACACGTGGTATTCTTGCGGAGTTTTTTCTGTAGACAGAACTACTGGCATACATTTTAAAAATTATGTTTTGTCTTTGATGGAAAAAAAGATACTGTTTAACAATTTTAAATATCCTGGAAAAATAGATCAGCTTTATACAAACATATATTGTAACAATAACCTTGATATTTTAAATGAGCTTGACATTACGTGGAACAATATAGTAAACTTAAAAACTAGCGTTGAAAATCCAAACTTTGCGCATTATGCCGGCACGAATAAAACTTTAAAAATAAATTAATATGAAAATAGCAATCTTGAACGATACTCACTGCGGTATACGTAACTCCTCTGATGTTTTCATGGACTATCAAGAGAAGTTTTACCGTGATGTATTCTTTCCTTATCTTGAAGAACAAGGGATCAAGAAGATTCTACACCTCGGTGACTACTATGAAAAC